CATCCTCACACCGTTTCGCCTCCTCTTCCAGCTTCGCGCGCCTCAGGAATACCGGCACGACCTGCCGGATCGTCTGCCCTACCAGGCGCGATAAGAACACCTTTCGGTCCAATTCATTCGTGCCAAGCAGCGCCAACCCCAGGTCATACATACCTTCGGCGCGCGCCTTATCGCTCGTCCACGATGCATCGTTTAGCCGAATCGCGAATCTCGCAGCGACTGGCAACGCGCACGGAGACTCGGCCGCATCCGTCAGCGACCCACCGCACGCGAGGTTAAGGCACGCCATCACGCACGCTTTCTCAGTGTCTCCCATGCCAGATGACAGGCCGCGAGAGAACATTTCGTCGTAAAGTTTCTTGTCAAAACTATTCGGATACATCTTCAAGTCTCCTTTTTATCAAGCGCACGTGATAGTTCCTATTTGCCCGCGCCCTTCTGCATGGAGGGCATACGGTGACTAAGTTGTGTCTTTCCGCGAAGATGAAAGAATCCATATCCAGCGCGCGAAAGCGAACCGTTCCACGTCCAGCAATCGCCCGATAGGTTAATCTTTTCAATAAATCTTAGCATCCAATTCTTTTTCATTTTCCCACCTAACCGGCAAATACAATCATCGGCGAACGTGAGACGAAAGTAAAGGAAAATCGTCACCCTACACGGACCTACGTTACCTTCAGCATCGCACGTGCCAGATTTATCAGGTGTACTATGTATTTTTAGATAGTAACTTGCCGGTGACGCATGTTTTATGGCTAACTATAGTAATGGATCAGAAGGTAGACAGGGTGACCCCCGTTTGGGGGTATGACGCCGATAACAACTGGACAATGCTTAATAAAGCAGATTTTGAGGTATATCGAGCGGCGATGGAAGCCGCAAGGCTTTCGTCGGCGCGTAGTCGACGCAAGGCAAGCCTCCAGTGGCTATTTGGACCGGCGTTCTCTGGTGAGAAGTTGCTATCGGCGGCACCGGTCGACTACAAAATTGAGTCGCCGCGTCAACGACGATTGAAGAAACCGGATGACGCCGGTGAAGAATGAATTGGCTATCCCCACCCAACTCTTAATCGGCGTAATCTTGGTTAGCAGTGCCAAAAAGTCACAACGCCATCCATCTTTGCCAAATTGGCACACCACAAGACAACTGCGAGATAATTCTCCAACATTTCGTTAAATACTTCTTGAGATCGGAAAAGAGATCGCCGATATAAGAAGTATGGAAAAGCTGATTTACGAAAACCTGAATGTGGCCCTCGATACGGCTGATCGCGAAGCCTCGGCGGAGAAGATGGCGGCGGTTCGCGGCCTTGCCACTAAGGCCTGCTCACGTTGCGGAGGCAAGGGGTATGGCTACTTCTTCGGCGGTAATCGCGCCCCTGGCCAGTGCTTCAAGTGCGGCGGCGTCGGCAAGGTGTTCGTCTCGGGGAGGGCAAAGTCGGCTGCGACAGCCGTGCAGGCTCAAGTGGAACTGGTCCGTCTTCGGGCTTGCTGGAAGGCCGTCCGTGTCGCGCTGGCCGCCACAAAGGCGCTGCCCCCTTCTTATGCCAGTCGTTCGGACATATCCGAACTGGAACGCCGCCTTTCGGGTTACGAAAAGGCCGGCAAGGCGCTCACCGAAACTGCGATCAAGGAGGTGGCTTAAATGTCTAATGAAATCACCGTCATCCACGCATCCGTTGAATACGGAGGCACCACCTATCCGGTCCGCTTGGAGCGCAAGGGCCGAGGACGCGAATGGACTTTCTCTGGATACGTATCGCAAGAACTGTACCGAATCGGGAACTCTCTTGTTGTCGACGCGGTAGCCTCGCACACGGGCGTGACTCCAGAAGAGATTCGTCGAGAGTGCTCCTCCACGTCTTACCGAAACGGTGAGTTTTGCCACGTGGTCTTTTGCAGGCGCGGGGAAAGGCCGATTCGCTAGATGTCTCCTCGAGTATATGTCGCATTTGACGCCGCCGCAGACAAGTGGTATCTTATCGTCAATGACTGCCATGAACAATGTTCGCCGAGTTTAACGCCATGACGAAGGCTGCGCCATGAGCGAAGAACTCTGTACTCACTGCGGCACGTTCGAGCATCTACATGCAGATGGTGTGTGCCCGAGGATTGTCCTGGGATTGGTCGATCCTGCTAACCAAACGCTTCCATTCACGACACCGGTCAAGCCAAAGCACGCGGGCGGACGTCCCCCAGGTCGCAAGAACAACGTCTACCGTCAGGAGGACGCGCGGCTAACCGTGGCGCAGCAACGGGCCATTACTCACCTCATCGCTGACAAGGCGTCTCATGCAATCGACGATGTGTGTGCGTATCGCATACCGAAGCGTCCGAATGTGCCGAAGCGCAGTGTAAGCGAAGCGAAGGACGCGGCGCTGGCACTCATCAATCAACAGCTATGGAACCTTGAAGGCAAAGCAGACGAAGAAGGTTTAAGTAGCGACGAAGAAGGACGTGTGCTAAAACTACTTGCGGGGTTGAATGCCGCACTTCCTAAGTCCGCCGAGGGAGCACCGACAAAGCCACTAAGCGAAATGACGGACGAAGAAATCGCAGCACTGGAGAGAAAGAAATGACCAAACGACACTGGCCGAGGGACGTGATTGACTTTAGTGACGGTGGCTTAGGCTATATGTTCGGATGTCGCAGTGACACCTGCGGAGCGTGCAACGACGCCGCCAAGGAAATCGCCGACTCGATCGCGCTGCATGGGTTACCGTCGGACAGTTCGACCGTTGACGATCTGGCAACGCAGCCGAATGGTCTCGATCGCATGGCACGAAACGAATGCAACGGTCTTTACTGACATGAATAAGCACACCTACATGATGTCCGTCGGTCCGAGCCTCGACGCGGCGTTAGCCGAGCTTAAGCGACGTGACATCAAATTCCTCAACTGCGAGCGAGCGCCAAATGGCAATTGGATCTTCAGGGTTATGGTCAACCCGGAACATTTCAAGGAGCAACAGCAGCCGTTGTCGTTTACGGGAGTGGAAACGGGGATGCACGATCATCCTCAAGATCCAAACGGAACGTACATTAAGGAGCAACTTGAGCAACCCGAAGACTCGAAATAACCTCGTCATCAACCCCGACAAATCAACCATCGTGTTGTGCGCGGAGTGCCTGTCGATGTACACGCTGGGAGAAGACCACGAACTGTACAAGGCGGGCGCGTCGAGCAAGTGCGAGTGCTGCGAAGTGACAAAGGACAAGAACTAATGACAATTGGAGACTTTCTGAAGTGGCTAATCGAAAACCATTCGTTTGGCTTTTGGTTTTGCCTTGGCATCTTGGTGTCAAGGCCGGGTATTAAGCTGGAGCGAAAATAATGCGCACGCTCATTCATCTCGCCATCAAGCTCGCCTACTACATTCGTCAACGTCTCACGCGACAGTTGCCGAGCAACGAAGAGTTCCGCTTTGCCGAGATCAGCGCGATCGTGACTCAGCTCTGCATCGACAACATGCGCACCAACACGCGTGTTACGTCGTACGACGCAATGAAGGAGTGCAAGTTCCGCGGCAAGAAAGCGACGTATCAGCAAGTCGACGCCGTGTTTCGCAAGCTGGCTCTGGTATCGCAGTCCTTTCGCGACGTCATCCCAGCCGACTACGTGCCCAAGAACTTCGTTCAACCGAACAAGTTTCGAGTCACTCCGCGATTCGTGGGGATGACGCCCGCGCAGATCCAGGCGCGCAATAAGCGGCTTCGCGACAAGTGGGAGTTGTCCAAGAACGCACAGAAGCCCATTGTCGGGGAGACTAAGGGCAGGGACTAAGTGGCCTTTCGCCCTCTCCCGCAGAAAGAACTAACCGCGCTTCAGGTGGAATGGGAGGTTCGGCTTAAGGCCGCGGGGGAGGGTCCGCCTGAGATTCGCTCGCTGTATCAGTCAAGCGATAGCGATGGCATGCATGTGGTGCAATTGCAGTGCGATTACAATCACGAAGGGCGCGAAAGCATTGATTCCGTATTCAGCACGGAAGATAGCGTCGTAAACACCGACACGTTTCAATATTGGAACCAACTCGCCGATAAGGTGCGAGCGCTACCGATCACCTATCCGATATTCGCCCGCGCGTTCTTGACAGCGTACGCTGAGTGTGGTTGTATTGTTGACGCACGTAACCGTGTCGGCATTTCGAAGATGACGGCCTTTCGCTACCTAAGGGAGTTTGATGCTCGTAACTCGCGCGGCCGTCGCTGACGACCTTCCGTTCGTGTTCAATTCGTTCACTCTCGAATACGCTAGGTCTATATTCGCCGAAGGAATGAGCCGGGTTGCGATTCGCCAGTTGATCGTGAACTATGTTCTTGATTATCGATGGAAGGTCCGTATACTCATTGACGACGAGACGCCAGACGAAATCATAGGGTACGTCATCTTCAAAGATGAGACACATGTGGCCTGGCTCTACGTCAAGGGCATCTACCGGCGTAAAGGACTGGCGTCACGCCTGCTGCACGACATTTGCGTAGCCAAGGGACCGATTAAAGCAACTTTCATTCCAAGTCCAGACTTCTCAAGAAAGGCAAGGTCAAAAGGATGGAACCTACTCCACCGACCATGGCAAACGTAGCCCCGGGAAGGTGCGCTTCCGTGTGCGAATCGGAACCTGGTGTGTTCAAGCCATGCAGCCTGTCCAACGGACATTCCGGCGCTCATCAATCAGCGGATGGATTTCCATGGTTTACCAGTTCGGCGACGAACGAGCGTGACACGTGTGACTGTCGCTCGGGCGATGACACGGCGTGTATCGTGACGCTCGCTCAACACACGAGCGCCCATTTTGACGGTAGGTTTTACTGGACCGACGCGAAGCCAGATCTGCTGACGATCTATCCACCCACGCTGTCAGACGACGTGAACCATCCGAAGCATTACACGTCGTACCCGGTTGGCATCGAAGCGATCGACGTGACTGAGCACTTCAACTTCAATATGGGCAACGCCATCAAGTACATTTGGCGCGCCGACCTCAAGGGCAAGCCAATTGAAGACCTGAAAAAGGCCGCGTGGTATATTCAGCGCGAGATCGAACGAAGGAGCAAGGTCAAGTAATGTTCGGACCTAACGCCATGACGCACGTTCTGCTATGGCTCATCGGCTTCGCGTGCGGAATACTGTGCAGCAACACGGGGGAGTTTTGAACGAACCGCCGCCGACCGTTGTATTCGCTGGCGTGCGCCATTGCGCAATCTGCGTCAATGTACCGGCCAGTTACCCGTGTCCGTGCTGTCTGTGTGAATGGGAGCGCATGGGCGTTGCAAAGGAAGAAAAGAAGCTTCTGCGTGATATTCTCAACAGACCGAAGGTAACATAACTGCCACGTAAACCGACGCAAGCTGAGATACGCGCAGAACTTGAACGACGCAAGGCGGGTTCCAAGAAGGCTTGGGATCCGCTTTCTGCATTGTACGATGACCAGCGCGCTTGCTTCATGGATAAGCGTCGACGCCGTATCCTATGTGGGACGCGCCAGCTGGGCAAGAGTACGCTTGCCGCCGTCGAGCTAATCAACGCAGGTCTTGCCAATCCCAATAGCGCCAGCGTCTTCCTGGACTTCGATATCACGCACGCCGAGAAGGTGTTGCTAGAAGACTTTGATCGGCTACTGCGCGAGTACGACATACCAGCGAAGGTGGTCAACGAAGAACTGCACTTCGACAATGGGTCTATCGTGTACATCTTCAGCGGACGGCCCAGTGAGATCAAGAAACTACAGGGCATGAAATTCGCCCTACTCGTGACCGACGAGTCGCAGGACAGCGAAGCGCTCGAAGAGATTTTCAAGCTTTGCAAACCGGCGATGATCCGGCACAACGGTCGCATCCTGGCCATGGGCATCCCGGGCCACATGCGCGAAATTGGCTACTGGTGGGACATCACAGAGGGAAGCCAGACGCACCTATGGGGACAGCATCGCGGCGACATGCGGCGCAATCCGTATCTTCCTGCTGACACCCGCGGGGAGATGATCAATGAGGCAAAAGAAGAATACGGCGAAGAATCACCTTACTTCATGCGGCATTGGCTGGGGATTTGGCCCACTGCTGACAATTCACTGCGAATGTTCAGGTACAACCGTGAACTTAACGGCTACGACGGAGATCCGCCACCTTGTCGATTCCATTCCCTCGGCCTTGATCCCGGGGGAACCATTGACGCCGAGGCTGTCGTCGTGGTTGGACACGGCAATGCAGACGGAAACATTTGGCATGTTGACGAAGATGTAAGCGAAAAGAAACAAGGCGGCGATTGGGACATAACCGGCGAGCGCGTTGGTCCGATGGTGCGACGGTGGAAGCCAGAGCATCGCTACATGGATTATGGCAGCGCGAAGAAATCTGGTAATATCCTGCGCTACCAGCAAGACGCGCTGATCATCATGGACGCCGTGCCGGACAAAGACCCCGAGCAAGAGGCGCAGCGGATCAACATTCTGTTCAATCAACGCCGGCTGTGGATCAAGCGCGGTTCAAAGCTTGAACGCGACTTGCTATATACGATCTGGGATGCAGATGAACTTGCAAAGGGCAAAGTCGTACAGTCGAAAGCTTACAAGCAAAACGCTGGCGATGCTCTGCGAGCCGCAATGTGGGGCGTCCGTGGGTATATGCATATTGGTAAGGCCCGGGAAATACTTTCTGAGGACCAACGCGAAGCCGTCAAGGTTGATAAGATCAAGGCATCAAAGCCTCAGCCAAAGACGCTAGCTAGCGCCGTGGAGGTTCTTACACAACAGCAGCCAAAGAAACACACGACGTTCGGACCACCGGTCAATCCATATGGGATTCCGTGATCAAATGAAAAAAAAGATATATTCAGTGCCATCAAATGATCTGAGGTGGGAGTTCTTCAGATGCGGCGGAAGGGGCGGGCAGAAGCAAAATAAGACCGACTCCGGAGCGCGTGTAACCCATGTCCCGTCTGGCATATCCTGCGAATCCAGGGAGGAGCGCCAGCAGATTCAGAACCGAAGAATTGCACTCAAAAGGCTATCTGAGCATCCAAGGTTCGTGCTTTGGTGCAAGTTGCACATAGCGGCCAACCTAGATGGTTTTGAGTCCATGGCAAGGAAGATCGACGAAGCCATGGACGAGCGCAATCTTAGAATAGAGTCATCGTCTGACTGCATACCAGGCGAGGCACACTGCGACGTTAACGACGCCTGATACCTCTTCCGTGATGTTCGATGGCATCTAAGAGGATTGGGCGCTCTCACCTAGTTATCCCTGACGCTCAAATCCGACCCGGCGTAGACACGACTTACCTGAAGTGGATCGGTAACTACATCGCGGCTAAGCGGCCCGATGTAATCATCTGTATCGGCGACTGGGCTGACATGCCATCGCTTAATTCGTACGCCGTGGGCCAGGCTGACGCCGAGGGAACGCGCTACGAAGCTGACATCAAGTCATCCAAGGCCGCCATGGGCGTGCTGCTAGCGCCGATTGCCAAGATCAGGGGATATCACCCCGTGATGCACATGACAATGGGCAATCACGAGGAGCGAATCGACCGCGAAGCGCAGAAGAACCCACGGCTCATCGGGACAATCGGGACCGGCGATCTGGAGTACGCCGAGTTTGGATGGAACGTCCACGACTTTCTAGAAGTTGCCAGGGTCGATGATATCGAGTACGCGCATTACTTCGTTTCTGGACCCATGTGCAGGCCAGTTTCGTCAGCTGCGGCGCTACTCAAGAATCGCCAGTCGTCCGCCGTGATGGGACACGTTCAACGGATCGACATGGCCGTACATCCATTTACGCAAAACGTCGCGCTGTTTAGCGGTGTTTGCAATACATGGAACGAAAAGTACCTTACTCCGCAAGGCAATAACTGCAAACGCGGCGTTTGGCTGCTAAACGAGGTGCGAAACGGCACGTTTGACCCGATGTTCGTGTCACTTGGCTACTTGGGCCAGAATTATTCGCGGTAAATCGTGGAAGACTGGCAGATTGTTGTCGCGGTGCGCGACTTAATGAAGATTGTTATGGACATGCGCAAGACGGCAAAGGAGCGAAACACAGCCTTGACGCAAATTTGGTACATTTTGCAGCGGGCGGCGCCGTATTGATACCTCTTCCGTGATGAGTGAATGGAAAACTTGCCTAAACTTTTGTCCACGCTGCGAAAGTACGGAGTTACCGACTTCGCCAGGACGAAAGACGGCGCTATCACGGTAAAATTCGGCTCACTTCCTCCAGAACCGGAAGAGAAGGCCGAAGACAAGACGCCGCGTCCCGAGAACGCGCTTGTGCTGGCCCGGGAACTTGGCCTGGTAGGCGAGGCTAGCTGATGGCGCCAGAGACGCGACCGCGCAAGCCAGGCGACTATGGCAAGGGCCCCACGGGCACGACGAACATCGGCAATGTGAGGCGCTGGTGGCAGTGTCCCGCCGCGGTAATTGGCAACATCTCCGAAGTGGGACAATCCCTCTTCCAAGAGCTGGCAATGATCGAGCGCTATCAACTGCGCACTCGATTCATGTATTACATTTCCGCATTGCTTGTCGATGGGCGCGCTCCAGCAACCTTCGGCTTTAGTATGACCGCGCACAACTCACGTGATTCACTGAGGATGAGCAATGCCTTTTTTCGGCCTCCCTCTCTTAATTGTATTGCTGGTATACACGATGTTCTTAAGGAGCGCGTTTGGTCTAGAGTTTCGTGGCTGGAATTCTCGCCGATCGTCAAGAGCGACTTCGAACTTGATACCCGTTGCCAGGAAACGAACGCGTGGCTTTCCGCCTTCTTCGAGGCGACTAATTTCGAAGAAATGATTTCAATGTGCGGCGCTGACTGCGACACCTATGGGACATCGCTTGTCAAGACCATGCCGTCGCTCGATAAGAAGTCAGTCGTTAACAAGCGCGTGATGATCGATGAGATGCGCATCTTTCCAGATGCCGATTTCGCCGATCCTAAACACGAGGGGCAGGTTACGTTTGAGAACCGCGAAGACCTGATCAATGCGTTCGCAAGCGGAAGCGACAAGAAGTCAAAGGCGCTCCGCGACCGACTAATGATTACGCCGTGCGCGTTCCGTGGGTTCGGAGATCCCCCAATGAACCTGAGCGACACGATCGCGTTGGCCGAGGGATTCCGCTACGACCTTGAGAAGGATACGAAGGACGAAGAGAAGATGGGGCGTCACGTGCTGTGCCTCGCTGACGGAACTGTGTTAGTCGATGAGGTTTGGCACGAATCGCCCTACTCGGTCATGCGCTACAATAAGCTGTCGCGTAGCTATGCTGGCAAGGGCATGCCAGAGAATTGCCTCGGCATGCAAATGGAACTGGACCGCATCGTCGCATGTCGGGCCGAGATGCAGCGCTCGACGTCGTATCCGCGGACGCAGATTGACCGAGACGCCAACATCGATCCCGAGTCGCTCAATGGAAACGGCGTAATTGAGTACACCAAAACACCAGCGCGCTTTGACGTAATCAGCGGAACGCCAAAGGATCTAGATGCAACCATCGCGGAACTTGAAAAGAAAATCTTCGCCAGGGAGGGGATCTCTCAGAATACTAGCGGAGGGGATCTTCCGGCAGGAGTGGACGCAGCAGTGGCCATCGAGGCTTTTCAACAGATTGCAGACACTCGACTCTACTCGCATGCTAAGAATCTCGAAAGACTTATCGAAGATGTCGGAGTCAAAACGGTAAAGACCGCGGCGATCGTCAAGCCGAAGATTACCGTCAACTCAAAGGAGTTGGCGTGGACATCGGTTGCGGTTGACCTGAAGAAAGCAAAGCTACAAGCGTTCCCAATGTCGAAGTTACCGTCGTCGCAGACGGGGCAAAAGCAGACGATCGAGGATTGGTTCAAAACCGGCGTAATCAACGGCTCGCAGCGCGCTAGACTAATTGGCATCGGCAACCCGCGAGGACAGTTGCCCACGATCGTAGCTTCAACTAACGCCACACTTTGTCAGCTAGGCGAGATCGTGAAGACCGGGGAGTATCAACCGCCGAATGGTCAATGCGACCCGATGGACGCGTACCAGACGGCCCGTTCCTACTATCTGCGGTCGTTTGCTGACAAGCTGCCGGAAGATCGGTTGACTATGTTGCTGAAGTTTGTTGAGGCCGCGAAGGCCGCAATCAAATCACCAACTGCGCCGTTGCCCGCGGTTCCACCGGGCGCGCCGCCACAGCCGCAAGGAGCGCCAGGTGCCGTTACTCCCGGGCAAGGCTAATATTGGCCACAACATCAAGGTCGAAGAGGAAGCTGGCAAGCCTAAGAAGCAGGCACTGGCTATCGCCCTGAATACCGCCGCTAAGCGAAACTACGAGAAGAAAGGCAAGAAGTAACCATGGCTGACGCGACTACCCCAAATGCAGGCGCTACCACGCCCGCGGCGCAAACTACTCCGACCGTTACCGATGCATCGAAAACCGGCGTAACTCCGGCTACCGAGGTTGCTGCTAAACCACAAGTCGATAATGACCTGATCAAGCAGTTGACCAAGGCCAGCGCCGCCGAGCGCAAGGCCAATCAACTCGTCAACGAAATGAAGGCCAAGCTTGAAGCCGCCACCGGAAGCGCTACCGAGGCGCAGCAAAAGGCAGCGTTGCTTGAGGATATTAAGAAGTCTCCCCGTAAACTGCTGGACCTTGGGATCACGTGGGATCAAATTCTTGAGTCTATCCAGGGAGGCGCTCCCGAGCCGGAGAACCCCAAGCTGACGGCCCTTGAACAGCAGCTAAAGGAACTTCGCGAAGAACGCCAGCGAGAAAAGGACGCAGAGAAAGCAAAAGAGGAAGAAAAGACCAAGTCGGCTCATGATCAAGAGATTGCACGTGGCAAGGATCAAATCAAGGAGATTATCGCAAAAGATGGAGCGGCGGTTGATGCCGAGGGTTTCCCGCGTTGGGCCATTGCGTCACAAGATCCTGGCAATGTTGACCTGATAATGCAGGGAATCGTAGATTTCGTTACCGAGCAATACACCAAAGCCAAGGCCGAGGGGAAAACTTTCTCGATTACTGACGCGGAAGCCTATGAACTTGCGCGCCAGGGACTTGACCAGATTGAAAAGAAAGAGCGTGCCAAGCTTGGCCCTCTTTTGAAAATAGTTCGTGATACCAATTCCGTGAATAATGAAAAGGCAAAGGCACCGACAACGCCAATCACAACCCCGCGACAGCCGCTTCCGCCGCAGAGAGTAACCGTCGATTCAGCCAAGCCTAGAACAACCAAATTCCCCGTCACCACTGGCAGGGGATAACTAGGAGTTACTTACATATGGCTAACATTGATGCGTCCACCTCTGCACTTCTGAAGACCCGCGCCGACGAGAACTTCGACGCGAACGTCCTTATCGGCAATCCCGTTACCTCCCTCATCACTAAGAAGACTGGCGTAGGCGGCAAGGCGTGGCAGGTTGCCTTGCAGGTCGGCGCGAACGTTGCCCGAGGCAAGCGTTTCGCCGATGTCAAGGCCAACGTAGCTCCCACTAAGCGCGTTGAGATGGACTACCAGTTCCAGGAGTCGTACGTGCTGGGGTATTGCCCTGGTATTGACGCCGCGCTGGCTACCGGTGGCGCCAACTCGATCGAGGAGCTTGTCGGCGTTGAGCAGGACATGGCCTACGCCACTGCCGGCTCGCTCATTGAACAGACGATCGTTCGCGGCGACTCCTTCGGCACCATCGCTGCTATCGATTCTGTCGTTTCGGGCACCACGGGTACTGTCGTGTTGCAGCTGGTGAACTTCAACGATTGCTTCTCGATCTACCTGAACGATGTTCTGGCTGTTAAGACTGACCCGTCGACGGCGTCGCTCCAGACCGGCTTCATGACCGTGACGGCTACCGACCCCATGACCGGCCAGATTACGGTCACCATGGGCGGCGGCGGCGACGCCACCAGCTATGCGGGCAAGTCGATCGGCCTCCAGGCCACCTACGCGAACAGCACGTCGCCTCAGACGATGCAGTCGCTCCGCACGTTGTTCACCCGTACTAACCTGTCCAGCGCCTTCGAGGGCCTGGCGTCGCGCGCCTCGGATCCCGTTCGTCTCGCTGGTCACGTTTTCAGCGTCGGCACGATGGGCATCAAGGACATCATCACGCTGTTGGTTGCTTCGATTGGAAACTTCGGTAAGGCCCGCCCGGAGTACGCGTTGGTCTCTACTTCGGGTTACACCGAGCTGGAGCAGGACCTGGGCGATCAGGTTCGCTACACGACTTCGACCGGCAGTGGCCCCGGCGAAAACAGCAAGGTCAACATGCCGTCTATTACGTTCGAGGGTCCTCGCGGTCCCGTGAACGTGGTTGCGGTGCCGACTCAGCTTGACTCGGATGTGTTTGTTATCGACCCGTCGTCTCTGTTCCTGACGACTGCCGGTAGCGACATGATCGAGAAGACCGACGAGGGCGAGAGTGGTTCGGGATGGATCCAGTTGCAGGATTCGGATGCGAAGCGCCTTGGCCTCCGGATGTTGAGCGCGTTTGGGTGCCACGCGTTTTGGAAGTGCGGCCGCGCGATTAGAACTATCTGAAATCATTAAGGAATAAGCAAGACTTAAGCTGGGAGTCATGAATCCGGCGAGCCGCGCCGCTACCTGATACGGGCGACGCGGCCCCAACGCAGAAACACTTAACCCACTACCCATAGATAAGGACGAACCATCATGGCCAGCAAGTACAGTCTCAACAGTGATACCCGCGGAGTCGAACAGATCATCTTGCAGTTCACCGCCGGTACTTCCGGCGCGGTGCCTACGAAGTTCACGCGCGCCAAGGAGATTTACAGCGTCACGAAGTCGACTAACGATTACGTCGTGAAGTTGACGCGGGGCCGCACGGCCCTGATTGACTGGTCCGTGAAGGTTATCCAGGCCACGCCGTCTGTCTCTGGCGCCTGGGAGGGCAAGGTTACGGTTGACGATGTTGCTGGTACTACGAAGTCTGTCACGCTGTCTTTCTACGGCGCCGATGGAACCGCTCACGCCCTCGCCGCTGGCGACATCATGCGCATGGTCCTTTGGGTCAAGAATAGCGCGGGAGCCATCTAAATGAAATTCGATTTCAAACTCCCTGGCAAGGAGACGGCACCGCCTGCTACTTCCGAGGAAAAGCCAATGGGCGAAATGGACGGCGACGAGTCCGGAGAGTACACCAAAGCCGACCTTGGCAAGATGATTGCGTCGGCGATCAAGTCTGGCGATGGCGAAGCGATCTGGGAAGCCGTCAAGAAGTGCGCAACCGCGACGCCCAGCGATGAGTAACCATGGCCACAACGATCGACAAGATCATTCAGGCCGGGCTAGAAGCGGCCGATTGCGAAAAGTCTAACAACTTCAGCACGACCGAACTACTGAGCTATGCTAATGAGTCGCTTTCCGAGACGTATGACGAGATCGTAACCGCCTGGGAGGAATACTTCCAGTCGTCGGTTACGTTTGACGTCGATGCATCTCAGGCGGTGAACCTTCGTACGGTTACAACCGGCATTCCAGTCCCCGATCCGTTCCCCGTTACGTCGCTGCCGTCTAACCCTCGGGTTATCCTTGCGCCAGGGGGACCAGTATTCTCGGCATCGATGGCATCGTCGCTTGCGCTTCAGTGGTTTGCGGTCGGCGGTACGTCTTCATTGTCCACCCGGCCGGGGGCATTAAACCCGCAGGCTGGCCGTGTGTTGCAAGTTACCATCACGCCGTCGGCAACTATCGCAGCACCCACGCGCTGGACACTGTACAAGAATGGCGTGGCTACGGCGGCATCTGCATTCATGTCGTCCGGCTCGTCCGGATCGCAAACGTTCCTTGAGAATTCGTGGGGCGTTCCGGTGCATTTCGAAGATGGCGACGTGATGGACTTCGCGATGCAGGAAACAGGCAGTCCGGCTGCATATTCGTTTGAGGCATCGACCTGGATGTGGCTGGACCAGCCCGATTCGTTATTTTACAAGGAAGCGGGGCTGATCAAGCAGGGTTGCAGTGACCCGATCTTCCCACTTGACACCTACGCAAACCGAAACGACTTCAATTATCGCGGTCCGCGATACTGGATCGCGGGTGAGACGTTGTCGCTATGGCCAAACTTTCCTGGTTCCGCTAGCCTCGCGGGCACCTACACACTTGACTACGTGCCCAACTGTCCAGTTCTGGACTATGGGCAGGTGATTCCCACGGAACTTGAACGATGGAAGGAGATCATATCCGTTTCCATCGGCATCAAGTGCAAGACGAAGCGCGAGCAAGACACGACGTCACTTGAACGGCGCCAGGTGAAACTCATCGAGGGCATCACCGTTGCCCGCGGCAAGCGCAAAAAGGAAGTGCGAAAGATGCAGCCTATGCGCAATTGGGACCAGTTTCCGCAATGGCCATGGAATGGACGAGGGCGCCCGTTTGGCTATTAAGCCATATAGCCGGCGCCCTGTTACGAGCGGCGAAACCGAGGAACTAAACCGGATCCTTGACCAGGTCGAGAAGGCGTTTGATAATGTCCAGGCGCAAATCAACGCACTGTCTCCCTCGGCGTCAAAACCACTAGTAACCGTTGGTCCGTTAGTTGCCGGTCGCCGACAGGTCACGTTCTACGGTTGCCGGTATCTTGACACGTATTGGTTTGCCGACACACCCGGTGGGGCAGGTGGCACGCCTCCGACGTCGTTTGGCATCCCCTTGGGGTTGAACCTCAAGGAAGATATTACGAACATCATGTTTCGAATCATCTCCGACAATGGGCTAGTGTCGTTCATCATCCAGAACACAAATCCAATCTACGTGTACCGATCTGATGGTGCATACGCGAAACTCACATTCTAATGGCACTTACAAAACAAACCGTTGACGTTCAAATTCGACCTCTAAATAATGAGGGGCCGACTACCAACGCTCCCGTTGGTCGCCTGAAGACGCTTGTCAACAAGGTAGCGCGTCGGTTCGAGGGAAACGGACAGGGAGCGGTACTTCGCATCGACCAGCGTCCTGGTACCCCAGCGCTTTCGGTTGCTCAGCGTGACGTCGTGACGGGCACCGATCTTGGCAGTGGTTTTACAAACTTCCAGACGCTTGAGTCGTTCGATGATGAACTGATTGCGGTGTCTGACTCGTCTCCGTTCGTCTATTCCGAGGCTTCCGCGAAGTGGTCGCGCTATCCATATATCTACTCTCCGACCGTCGCCAAGGAGAAGCCGGTATACAGCCAGAACGTCACGATCGCCAATCCCGACGCCGCCGTGGCTAACGGGGTATGCTTTAGGACATGGTCTGAGCCATTGCCTGTTAACCACGTTCCCGGTCCCATCTTCGGCGCGGTTGAAGACATCACGGACGGCACTCCGATTCGAGCCAAGTTCAAGATAGCCGACGGTACAGACCCGAGCAACCCGTCTAAGGTGCGCTGCAAGGTTGTCACCGACGGGACCTACTTCTACGTCGTGTTCTCGGTAATCACCGCGGTCGTGTGCGCTGTGTACAACCAAAACGGCCAGCAACTCGCCATCACCAGCACATTCGACACACTTCAACACCCGGCGTCTCCCTGGGATTTGACGTTCTCGGGAGGTCACGTGCTTTACGTGCAGACCAAGTCGCCATCCGGCTCGAACGCGCGCGTAACCAAACTCACGTTCAACGGCGTATCAACCATCACGCCGGTTACGACAGACATGGCGTTCCTGGCGCAAGCAGACATCACGGCACAGTGGGCAGAGAACCGTGAAAACGACGGCAACGCCTATCTGCTGACTGCGTCACAGGGCGACTCTCGTCTGTTGATTCGCGCCTTCCGCATCGGTACGCTCAGCGGGACCCCGACCGTCACCGGTGCATTCTCCGTCGAGCAAAGCAACCCCGATACGATGGGAATCATCTACGACGTGGCAGACGGTGAGGGAGTGTCCGACGTTCTATTCGAGCTTACTGGAGCATTCCAGTACGGGATCCTGAAGGTTCAGGCATCTTTCGTCCAGGAAGCCGATGTACGTTTCGATTCTACCGTGTTCCTGGTTGCCACGATCGGCGCCGATACGACGACAAACAAGATCATCTACTCCGTTCGCGTCGCAGGACGCCCGTTCAAGCTCGACGGTCGCGAAACGTTCCTAGCCTACTACTCTGCCAAGCCAAACGTCGTCATCGATCAGGGGTTCGGTCCACGAGCGTACAATGACGCTGACCCTACCTACTTCCTGATCGATGTGGACACGCAGCAGTGCGTTGGTCGCCTGAACCCCGGTTACGCCGAGATGGAGTGGGCACGCTTCGACTTCCCTGATTCGGCAGTTACTATTTATCCTACGGGTCCGTATGCATTCTGTATCCCGCACGTTGTTACCGATCCTTCGACAGGAAAGATCCACGTAACCTGCGGGTTCGAGTCGGCACAATTCGTCGAGACGATCGCGACTGGCAATGACATCATACCGTTCGTAGAGAAGACGGTAAACTCCACCGGCATCCAGGACCTTGTGTTTGGAGGTGTTGGCAAGGCGTTCGAGTTTGGCAACCAATTGATGATGCCGGGCGCAATCGCCACACAGTTTGATGGGCAGAAGTTCAGTGAGCACGGGGTTAATTTGCCGCCTAATCAGCCTGGTATTTCAGCGTCGACTGGGGGATCTGTAGAGATCGGCCTTCGGTCGTATATAGTGGTGGCGCAATACACCAATCGCAACGGAGACAGGGTGTTCTCTGCCGTGTCTATGCCCGCAGTCATTACCACCAGCGGATCGCAGAACACGATCACATTGACCGGACTTATGCTGCATATGACGACCCGCGATGACGTAACATTCATTATCTATCGCAATATCATTGACAATGGCGTACCGTCGCTGATTCATTATCGTCTGAACGATCCGGTGGGCAATGGAATCCACAACGATCCGACCGCTCTGACCTGGACGTATGTCGACACTGTTTCTGATACCCTTATCAAGACAAATGAACCGCTGTATACAGATCAATCGTTCTTGCAACGTGACCCGTGTCCTGCGTTCTCGGTGGGTACGCGGATTGGCAATAGGGCGTTTGTCATTGGACCAGACAATGCCATTTGGTATAGCGGAGAGCTTTCCGAGGGAACCGCACCATGGTTCAATATTGCACAGCGAATCCCGAAGTTCACCAACGACGAGATCGTTAGCATCGAAGCCCTGGACGGTCGCGCTATCTGTGTCACGGGAAAGAATGTTTGGTACCAGGATGTGAGCGGTTTGCTAGATGCAACCGGAGCCGGCGGGAACATCCCGAATGCTGTCGAACTGCCATTCTCGAACGGCGGTACTGGACCGTCTGTTGTATTTGACAAGGGCGTAGCGTACTCATCGGTTTCTGGTGGCGTATGGGTTGTCACGCGCGGTCTAGTGAATCAGAAACTTAGCGGCCCAGTTGTCAACGATCTGAACGACACTGGATTTCCGCCGTTGCAGATTACTGGCATCGAGATCGACAATGCGCAGCGAATTCACGTTGGTCTCAACGGAAATAAGTTTGTGGTTTACGATGCCATCAACGGCTGTTGGTCCACGTATGACGTATTGTCGAGTCCGCTTACGCTGCACACGTTCAAGGGTAATGTGCACTACGCCGATTCAACGCGTGTACATCGATTCGATCCGCAATACTATCTCGACACGGATTCGTCTGGCACTGCGCATACCATGTCCGGAATCGTTGAATTTGATCCGTTCCACCTTATCGGAATCAAAAAGTTCATGCGCCTGTGGAAGTTCAACATTTCTGGCGCCAACATTGCGCCGCACCATGTAAAACTTACGGCCACATATGACCCCGACACGGCACGAAATCCGATCGTGGAATCATGGGACTTCGATGTGTCGGTAGCGGATCCGTGGGCATTCGAGTTTGAGCCCAAGTTGGAACAATGCGAGACCTTCTCCGTGAAGATAGAGGACAGTGTCGATTTGTCTGTTCCATATTCCGACGGAAGAAGCTACAGCATCGAAGCGATTGGCGTTGAAGTTGGCATCGAAGGTGGGCTCGCAAAGGTTCCTCTTGCACGGCGAATCAAGAGCAACGGATAGGATAACGCAATGAGTTGGTACGACAGTATACCTGGCGTTTCTCTTTTCACGGGGCACGACCGCGTGCAAGAACAGCCCGGCGTAGGCGGCGGCGGCAATATCAACGGCGGCAATACTGTTGTCAACCCGGACGGTAAGGGCGGACTCATTAACCCTCGCACCGGGGAGCCGCTTACTAAGGATCCGTCAACCGGTATGTTTTTCGACCCGTCAAGCGGTGTTAGCTACCAGCCCAATGGCACGATTGTGGCCGATCCCAACCTTGCTCAGCAGGTCGCAAAGAACTTTTCGACAGCGCAATCGCTTATCGCACAGGGAAGCGGACAAAATAGCGGACTTGATCGGACAGAGGGGCAGCAAGAGGGACTCGCAACCACTTTAAATAACGTGATTAATAATCCTAACGCGCCGTCCGTGGCGCGGACACAGCTTGCGCAATCCCAGGACAACACGGCGAAGGCGATCCTTGAACAGGCCGCCGGTGTGTCTGGAAACAATGCCTACGACGCTCGCCGAACGGCTATCCAGGCGCTTGGTAACGCAGAGACGCAGAATGCAGGCAACGCAGCTCTCTTGCGGGCGAACGAGGTAAACGCGGCGACGCAGGGACTTGGCTCTACGCTCAATAACCTTGGTGCGGGCCAACGCGCGCGTCAGGCTATCGACTATAGCACCGGCACCGGACTGACGGGAACGGCGCAAGGCGGCCAGGAGGCGCAACAGGGATTGAATCAGAAGGCGCAGCAGAGCAACCTGGAGCAAGACAACAAACTCACCGGGGCCATTATCGGCGGGATCTCCGCAGGCGGATCAGCGTAATGCCTGGTCTCGATCCTTCGGCTATCGCGCCGATCGTTCCAATCGTTCAGCAGGTCGATAACCCGCCTCCGCTTGCGCGTCAGGTTCCTGGCGGCGCCGAGGGGCCAGTGATGACTCCAGGACACCGGGGAGCGCCCACGGTACCACGTTGGTTTCAGCCTCCCATTCGGGAAACGCCCGCGCCGGTGGTTCAACCCACGCCCATTACATCTCGGCGTCCATCCATGGCATCAGCCACGGAAGCTGCGGACATCGCTACTAAGTCGGGCTATGACACCGCCGCCGCGCAAGAAGCAATCGGCCCGGCTAAGGTCGCCGAAAAGGAGGGCAACGCCGCCGCTCAACAGAAGATGGCGGATCAGCAAGCCGCCAATGCAGCCGAGATCGCGCGAACGCAGCAGGCGCAACAAGATGGACTGACGCAAGCGCGTGAGCTTTCGCAAAGGGCGAACGAGGAATACAAGAACTTCAAGTTTCATGACTACTGGGAAGACAAACCCACATCTGAGCATCTGAAGGCGCAAATCTTCTCTGGACTCGGAGAGTTTGCAGCCATTCTCAGCGGCAGTGGTCGCAATCAAGCTGCGATGAATATCAAGTCACTGATCGATCGTGACTTTGAGAAGCAGAAACTCAAGATGTCGTCGCTGCAAGAGTTTGCGAAGATGCGCCAGGAAGGCGTGATTTCGCTTGAGGGACAGTACAAGAATAACCTTGCACTGCTCGGACTGAAGCAAGCGGCGGCATACAATGCCGTGGCAGATGAAGCGAAGGCACAGGCGATCCGCAACGGCGAGGCGCCCGAACAGGCGGAAAACAACGTTCTCGTTAAGCAGATTCGCCAGAAGGCGGATGAACTTCGGGCCAAGAACGAAGCCGACCTTGAGAAGGCACGCGCTCAGCTTGCGATGGCCGGCATGAAGGCGGCGCCGAATCAGCCAGCGGACCCGAATGTCCTGGCGATGCTCGCGAAGCTGGCAGAGAAGCCCGGAGTTACGCAGGCCGATGTCTATGCTGCTGCCGCGAGGGCCGGCATCAAGAATAGCAACAAAGAATTGCAGCCGATCATTGATAACGTCAATTCGCAGGGTAACAAGGCGAATGCCGCGAAGGAAAAACAAGACGAGCGAACCATCACCGTCGGCGGCGAAACCCTCGTCGCGCCATCCGTGCGCCAGGCTACGCAAATCGAACAGCGCGCCGTGAACTATCAGGACGCGGTCGAGTCGCTTGAGGCACTTAAGGCCAAGGTCAAGAAGGATCCGATTACTGGCCGTCTGCCGACAGGAGACGAATACGATCGTGCCGTTCTGGCGGTCGCGGCAACTACCACCGCTAACCCGTCAGATAAGACCACCGCTCACGAGGCGGGAACGCTGAAAAACTGGCAGGTGGTTTCCGAAGACGCCATCAACAGAACGCTTAAGCACGTGAAGGAGCGTCAAGAGAAGTTCCTTGGCGCCTACCGCGCGAAGCCCGGAAATGAACCCGCCGCGGAGTCCAAGAAGTCCGGTTCCGCATCACACCCGGTTGGCACGATCGTTTCTAGCGGCGGCAAGAAGTACCGCGTGACCAGTGAAGACGGCGACATCGAAGAGGTACAGTGAAACTCTCCGACCTGAAGGATCCAGTCGTCGTTTCGGAACCGAAGAAACTTTCGGACCTTAAGGACGTAGAAGTAGCTAGCAAACCGGACGAACCGTCGGTTATTGGTCTATCTGGGCCGGGGTCGAAGGACGAGAATCCAGGCGATGTAATCACTAAGCCGGTGCCCACTTCGGTGGGCGGTGCGGCCAAGCAGGTTGGAGAAGGCGCACTTGATTCTGTCAAGTCCTTCGGCCGTGGAATCAAGACACTGTCGTCCGAGGCATCACCATATAACGAGTCCGGCGCTCACGTCCCGTTCTCCGGTCTTACCGATCCATCGAAACGACGTGAACTTGAGCGCGGAGTTAGCGACGTCGTCACGCTCGGCGCTGCCGAGAAGCTTGGCAATGTCGTTGACCCTCAGTTCGCTGCGACCGCAAAACCGGATGCCGAGGCAGCGCCCGGGTACCGCGAAGCCGGCGGGGTCGCCGGTTCGGCCCTTCCGAGCGTTCTTGAAGTCGCCGGTCAAGCTGGAAAGAAAGCATTCAGTGGCGCAGTTGAACGCGCCGGTAACAAGGTAGTCGACGAAGTTGCAACCGGCGCCCGTCCCGATGTCCGCCGCGACCTTGGTGAGAAGCGCGAGATTATAAACAAGATTGCCAAGGAAGATAAGTCGGCAATCAAGAAGCCGTCTGACCCGGCATCGCTGCTTGAGTCGTCGCAAGAGGCGATTACTAAGCGCATGAATCAGAACGACGCACTGTACGCGGCGCATGACGTGAAGTCTCCCGGGGTTGGCGTGTCGATCGGCGAGATGCGAGAGAAGATCCTTGACGCAGCCGATAAAGCCGCGAAAAACCCGTCCACCGTCGATACCGTAGCACCTAAGCTACGCAAGTTGGCCGACAATGTGATGGCATTCGGTGACCCCGGTGAGTTTGTTTCGTCTCGTCAGGCGCGCCAACTTGCTACCGACTGGCAGAAAGTGGCGATGTCAGGTGCCGAGGGCGCCGAGGAAAACGTGACCCAAGAGGCGCACCGTCATGCGGCTAATGCAATCATTGAGGCACTGGATAAGCATGTCGGCGGCGACCCCAAGATCAAGCGGCTGAACGAGGAGATTTCGGCGTTGCTTGATGTGAACAAGGCGGCGCAGCAGCGTTTGCGAGTCGAGCGCGAAGCGGGGCGGCCAAGCGAAGGATCGCTGAAGCACGCACCGCAGATTATCAAGGATTTTGCCCATGGTGGGCTTACCGGCGGACTTGCCAAGGCCGGCTACCGCGCGGCCCATGCGGCGTGGAACAATAAAGATGCGGCCATGGCTGGCATCGCGAAGATGGCGCGCGCTGGCGAGCATGTAACCGACGAAGACATCGCTAACGCAGTTAAAGCTGGCGCAAAGATTACCAGCATCCAAGCGATCGTGAATGGACAAAATGACCAGCCCTGAAGAGGGACAAATCGATCCCGGGGAAGCCTTTGCGGCTGTTATCGGCGTAAATCCCATTCTGTCCAAGCGCGTCGAGTCCATCTCTGACAAACAGAAACGCGATGTCCTATCGCTGACTGAGCGAATAGGCAAGCTGTGCAAGTCGCTTATCCGTGGAACAATCATCCCATCGCAGCCCGACTCGCCGGACTATTTCAAGGTACTCGATCTGACATCTGGCAAGATAGATACGCCGCAGATCATCGAAATGATCAGCGAGATACCCGATGGTGCGCAACTGCCGTACATGACCGTTGCTAACAAAATCTACTCAACGCTGCAAAACAGTATTCCCAAGAGCGGATCGAAAACGATCACCGGATCCGACGTCCAGAAGCCGAACGAAACGGAGTTGCTGAAGTTCAATGAGCTTTACTGGACGCTTGACGATCCGGTCAACTACGCAATCGGGGCCATGGCCGATGGTTCGATGATGCCAGATGTCGCGAATGCCATGAACGCGGTTTACCCCTCACTTTCGGCGTACATCACCGGATGTATTCACGCGGAGATTTCCTCCAAGGGAAAGGGCAAGTGGTTCCCACTGCCATGGCGCGTCAACGTGGGTATTTCATCATGGCTCGGAATCGTCCAAGAGCCGGCCATTCCAGCGCCGCCGATTCAACCGCAAGAGAAACCAGCTAACAGCGAAGGCGAATCGCCAGCCGATGACAAAGCCGACATGACGCAAACGGAGCGCGTAGCGGCCGGAGTTAAGTGATACCAATTCCGTGATATATGTTAGGGCGCTATGAGCGCGAAGGGGGTTTCTTATGTCGCAACTTTACAACTCTGGTCCGATTCTTAGGGTCTCCACCCCGGCATTCGCGCTAATTAGCGGATCCGTTTCTGGAACCACGCCGAAGGTTTCAGGGTGGATCGAGCTTAAGGACGTAGACACGTTCGTGGTTGCGATTACGCAGGGCACGGGCGTAAACGGCGTTTGGACGGCAGACGTCGCCACCGACGCAAACGGTCGCGATGTCAAGCCACTCCCTAACCCACCGGCGTTCCCATCTGGCGTTGCGGCTACCGGCTCGCCGGTTATCACGATGCCAGGCGATCAGTTTTATTTCCTTCGCCTAACATTTACGCCGTCTGCCGGCTCATCAACTGCGGTGGCCAATGCGGGACTAATTACCTCTAAGCCAGTGTCAACCGCCAGGTCGGAGATTTGGGGCATGGGAATTTACGTCCCCGCCGCCGATACGTTGGCGTGTGATATCGCGCTTGAGTTTTCGCCCAACTATGATCTGCGAACCGTCGGTGGATCTACGACCTCAACGCCGCAGTTCAAGAATACCACGGATGACCCCGCTATTTGGATGCCTGCGGTAGGAGTTCCATCGGCGAGCGGAGTTGAGACTGCCATTGCCATCCCGTCGGTAGTCGGAAGCGCCGGACAGAGCGCCTACTACCGATTCCAGCATTTTGAGCCGATTGCGATTCGCCTTAAGGTGACTCCAACTGCAGGATTCGGACATTTCCGATCCTGGTCGAACGGGAAGGGTTAACCATGGCAATCGCCGACGCATACGGTAACCCAGTCGAGCCTGGAACGCCAGTAATCACGCTGTACGGAAGTGACAACAAGCCGCTTCCGCCGCGCAAGAGAATCATCGTCGATTCCACGATCACGCTAACCGACGATCCCGCAAGCAATGCCACGCGCATGACAGTGCCAACGCCGGTCATCACGATCCCAAACGCAACAGAGTCCGTTGCTGGTCTCATGTCCGCGCCCGATAAGGTAAAGGCCGACTCCGTTGACAAGGTTCACAATGCCGCGTTCACTAGCCAGACATCGGTAAACTCGAATACATGGGCAGTAGGGAAATACAGGCGCCTTGAGGTTCGAGTGCGAACGACTGCCGGTAACTCTACGTTCCATGGACTTGCGTTGGTCGGTCTCGTCGGAAGCATTTATTACAATTTTGATCTCGGTGTATCCGGTGGAGCTGCCAATAACACCGCAGGGGCGGCGGCATGGTCAGTTAATCACAGCACCACGGGCGGGGCGCCAACTCTTACCAAGTTTGACATCGAGATCGTCAATGGATTTTACCGCAACATGGTGGCGCAAGCTTCCGGCGGTAACGGCAATGGTCAGGTTACGTCTGGCCTCGCGGTCGATAATAGCCACGATGTAACCGGTGTTACCGTAAGCTTCTCTACGTCGTCCTCCGGTTGGCTCGAAGTGATCGGATACGTGTAATGGCATTCGGAGAACCGGAACGGGATGCATACGGCAATCCGATAAGCATCCCACCGCATAATCAAGTTGTAATCGGACCCGATAACCTTCCGCTTGCCCGTCGTACGAAGATGGGATTTGGCGATGGGTTTACCCTGTTTGATGATCCAGACAGCGACTGCACCCGCATCAACGTAGGCGGCAACTCCGGATCCGTTAGCATCGTGGATACGGCGGCGGCCCTTAGGTCGCTTTCGCCTGCTCCACAATCTTCGCTTCTATACCGAACCCGCGGTGCCATTGCCGCAAATGATGGCGGCGGGGCGTTCTTTAGATGGGATCCGACGGCGACCGACGTGGATGATGGCGTTATCGTGCTCAAGCGTCTTGTAACCACGACCGGCCGATTTCGCTACGTGGACATGTCGTCAAACAAGATCTACAACGCTCTTTGCGCCGTTCCGCAGATCGGATCATCTCGCTCTGTTTCATTCGATCCGACCGGTACCACTGCGATGCGCGATGAAATGTGGCGCGTTACAAAGATTCTTCGAGATAACGGATTCGGCGGGATTCACTTCCCCGGCGGCGTCTATAAGTGTTTCGGAGACGAGCAGGTTGGCGCATCGAGCAAGCCGATGGTTTCGTTTGCGCTGCTTGGATCGGCGGGAACTATATTCCGCGGTCCGGCACACGGTCCCAATACGCTTTCGGTTTCGCTTAGCGTATATGCATACTGCTACGGTGACACGTTCCCTACCACGACAATCATCCAGGACAACAACCCTAATAAGCCGAGTTGGACGCAGACGTTTCTTGGCTATGAGCGCACGCTGGGAGGGACCACCGGGGGGGATACGCTGGTCTCTGACGTTGTAACCGATAACCTCCAGCCAGGCGATCAGATTGCAACTTACCTGGGAGCGGAACCAACAGACGCAAATGGGTGGTGCGCGCGTTGGCAGATTGGCGAAATCGCGTCCGTAACGCGTGGATCTGGCAATACCGGATCGGTTACTATGGTGCAGCCAATACCAGGGCCGATGCCGCCCAATTCAGGATTGAATACGATCCGCACCACGCAGACGTTTCATACCCTTAAGAAGCTGTCTGGATTTCAGGACGGGACGTCATTTATTGGCATCACGTTTGATAACGTGTCCGTGAACCCCGCCGGTGCTCGAAACTTCTACGTCGATTGCACATGGGATTATGCCGTATTTGGTCTCAATCTGTTCATGGTTGAGAACATCATGATACCAAGGCTATATGTAAAAACTGCGACTGGTGTTGACATTGGCGGCGGCGGGGCGTTCGCTCACTATGGCGGATTGATTGCAATTCAGTCGTGCTATTCTACTTTTATCGGGTCTCTTAAGGTTGATAATCTCGATGGCGTGTTCCTGATCGATGAGGAACTCTCGCCGAATGGGACCTACGTTGGCACGATGGACGTAACCGTAAATGGCCAGGCGTCCATCGGCGGCCATACGCAAATGACCATTGGCCAGAGCAGCGGGATAGAAATCGGCACTGCCACGATCCGTGGTGGCTACGGATTTCTGGACTTCTCGCCGATCACTCATATCAGTACGCTAAACCTGATCCTTGGATCCGGAGCGCCGGGATCCACCAACACACTGCCGAATATTCGGACACAGAATATCGATCGCATTACCTACAACGGACGGACGTATCGACAGAAGGCGAGCGATACCGTCGTCCTTCCCATTCCAGTCAACGGCAGTAAGACATACGACTTTCCTTCATATGGCATGATCGCCAATATGAGGATGAACCCGTCATCGCTAACCGGCGTGACCACATTGAACCTTTTGAACTCTTTTGGAAGTACGGTCAGTATTCTTGGGCTTTCGCCGACTGCCAATGCATGGAACGACATTAACCCCGCCCAAGACATCGCCGGGTATGGCAATACGACTGTTCCGAATATTACGAGCCTTCAGATCGTCACAGACAATACCGCCCCGGCCGGGGGGACGATTGAATTTGAGATTGTCTCGTTCCAGGTGGATCCCATCAACGGATCGGTGAATCTCAGTGACAATACATACCGCGATACAGTTTCAGGAAACGTGGCTCCTACCGCAAATGCTAAGTTCATTGGTCAGAAATACTTTGATACAACTGGCTTGGTTGTTTACGATGCGGTTGGCGTTGGTGGCGGTTCGGCGGATTGGGTTGCAAGGGGACTTCCCAATATCCACACGGGCGGAATCTATGGCAACGCCGC